GCCAGTGCGGCGCAGGAGCATGTCCCAGCCATTGCCAGCGCCGCCGGAGCGGTTCTTGCCGCCGCACTGGTTGCAATACCAGGTGCCGTCACCATCGAGGTCATCGAAGCGGTAGCGGTCCTCGCCACCACAGAGCGGGCAAGGCTGGTGTTCGTCGGTGAGCTGCTGAGTGCTCAGGCCTGCAAGCGCGGAGAGGATCTCAGGCCACCTGCCGCGCGCGGCGTCAGTGAGATCGTTCATCGCGTGCGATTGCTTGGTCGATGATGTCGCGCACCACGTCAGCAAGGCTGCGCAGTGGTGTGGTTTGGCGTTGGAGCCAGGCTTTTTGATCGGCGCGGATCAGCGCTGCAAGGCGGACAGGTTTGGTGTTGTTCATCTTGGGGATTCGCCGTGCTCGAAGCGGGCAGACAAAGCTGCGTCAACAGCTGGGTGTGAGCCGAAGCCCGGATCAAACGGCATGGGAAAACAATCTGCGCTGATTCCGCTGCAGCCGTAAAAGCGGCCTTCGTGAAGGTGGTAGTCGTTGCCTTCAAACGGGCAGTAATCCATGGCTGAGATGTCAGTGCCATCAGCCAGTGATTGGGTGATCGAACGCATGTCATCTTCAATGGCCCAATAGGCGTGAGCCGCTGGAGGCCCGACAAGAAGGAGACACGGGTTGCCGCTCTGACATGCAAGGGCGTGGGCCTTGCGAAGCTCGTCATCAGTCGGCTTGTCTGGCTTCACTTCAGCCCACATAGACACCTGCGGAAGCCAGAAGTCGGGCAGATAGAGGCCTGCATCGCCAAGGTCAAAGCCCTGAGGCTCGTACTGCCAAGCGATGCGTGCCTCAGTAAATGCGACGGCCCACCTGGCTTCCAGTCGACTGCGAAAGCGGCACCCGTAGGCGCGCGTCTCTATCGGCTTCATCGGTGGCGTTGTGCTGGTGTTGTGCCACTGTAGCGTCATCATGGCGCCTCCTCGATCACGGAGGTGAGCCGTCGTAGCTCGGCGATGACAGCGCGGATCGCGCGCTGCGAAGGCTGCCGGTGATCAGCGATGCCCTCAAGCATCTGCAGCGAGCTGATGCGCTGCCGGAGGATCTCGCTAATGCGGCGGCGCTCGTAAGAGGTGCCTGCGCACCAGGCCACGGAGTCGCGCAGCTCCAGGACGCGCAGGTCGGTGTCGGTCGTCATGCTGGGCCGTCCTGCCACATCGGGGCTCGGGTTGGGGTGGTGATGAGATAGCCGGGCAGCAGCTCAAGTGCTGTGAGGATGGCCTGCTGCTCAGAGAAGGCGATCAGATCGAGGTGACGCGTGCACTCACCGCGACGATGCGCGGTGACGCGGAAGTGGCGGGCATTCATGCCTGGGCCTCCTGCTGCAGGGGGAGGTTGGCGGCTGAGATGCGGTTGTGGAGGCGGCGGGCTTCGCGGACGGTGGCTTCAGTGGCGTGCCAGGACCAGTTGCGGAAACGGATCTGGTGCTCAGCCCAGATCTCGGGTTTGGCGGCCCAGGTGATGGCAAGGTCGTCGGTTGCCGGATCGCAGTGATGCGCGTCGCGGTAGAGCTTGCGGAGGCGGTGAAGCGCGGAGAGTGTCATGGCCGTGGCCAGAGTGCTCCCGGACGCTACGGGTGCCTGAGCGCTGCAACGATGCAGGTGTAAAGCATCGTCACAAACGCAGGATGGCGCGCGCGTCTTCAGGTGAGCGTGCGACGCCGGCCAGGCCGCCAGCCTGCTCGACCATGGCGATGAACGCCTGCTGTTCAGGCGTGAGGCGGCCGCGATCTTTGACCTCGATTGCGACGAACTGCGCGAAGCGGTGGCCCAGATCCAGCTCGGTGATGATCCGTGTCCGCAGGCCGATGAGATCGGAGCTGCCGGGGCAGAGGCCGTAGCGCACGAGGCGGCCAGAAGCGTCTTTGAGCGCGCCGGTGTTGTTGCGCCAGAGGCGAGCGGGGCCGGAGCCGTGCTCGATGCGGATGGCGTTCTGGATTGCGAGCTCATCGGAACGCGCCATGGTGTGATCTCGCCCTGAGGATGTGATCGGTCCAGCCGCGAGAGTAGCCACGCTCCAGGCGGATGACTTCAAGCTCTTCGCGTGTGCGGGCCATGCCCACCTGCTGCCGCTTGCGTTGTGCGATCACGGTGGCGGGGAGCTCCAGGAGATTGCCATCGACGACGGTGAGCTCGCGGCGCTGAGCGGCTGGAAACTCGAAGCCGCAGTCGACGCAGCTGGCGACGGTGGCGAGCATGGCTGCGAAGCACTGGGGGCAGACCTTCACGGGGAGAGCGTCTGAAGTTGCGCGCTTGCCGCGCTTGGTGCGGCCTTCGAGGCTCCAGTCGCGCGGGTCGGTGGGCCGGCCGTGGCGGAGTGTGTTGCCGACGTGATCGTTGACGATCGCGTGGGTCTTGCCGGGGCATGGGCGGAGCACGCGGCCGACCTGCTGGAGGTGCAGGCCCAGGGAGTCGGTGGGGCGGAGCAGGATCGCGCCGGTGACGGATGGGATGTCGGTGCCCTCGCTGATGATGTCGCAGGAGGTGAGCACCTTCAGCACGCCAGCGCCGAGGTCGTTGATCAGGCGGCGGCGTTCGCCGCGGTCGATCGAGCCATCGAGCATGGCGGCGGGGATGCCCTGAGCGCGGAAAGCCTCGGCGACGGCGTCGGCGTGCGCGACAGAGACGCAGAAGGCGATGGCGGTGCCGTTGTGCACCGGCTCGATGGTGCGGCGGTAGTGCGAGACGGCGTCGCCCATGGCCTGGCCCTGGCGGAGGCGAGCTTCGGCTTCTTCGTGGCCTTTGCGGGTGTCGAAGCGCTTGATGCCGTCGAGGTCGATGCCAGGAGGGGCGAAGATGCGCGCGGGCACGAGGAAGTCGTTGGCGGTGAGCCAGGAGGCGTCGGGCCCCTCGACCAGGGTCTCGAACTGATCGCCCAAGCCGCGGCCGTCGAGGCGCTCGGGCGTGGCGGTGACGCCGAGGACGTGAGCGCGAGGCATGGCGGCGAGCACCTTGGCCCAGGTGCCGGCGACCGCATGGTGGGCCTCATCGACGATCAGCAGCTGGAAGAAGTCGGCCGGGATGGTGTGGATCCGCCGGGCAAGGGTCTGGACGCTGGCCACCTGCACGCCCTGGGAGAGGTCCTGGCGGTAGCCGGCGGCGATGATGCCGTGGTTGCAGCCGATGGCGTGCAGCGAGCGGGATGCCTGATCGACCAGCTCCTGGCGGTGGACAAGGATGCAGACGCGGTTGCCGCGGATGGCGGCCTGCTCGGCGATGTAGACGAAGGTGTAGGTCTTGCCGCCGCCGGTGGGGAGGACGAACAGCACGCGGCGGTGGCCTGACTGATAGGCGCCGCGGATCTCAGCGACAGCAGCGGCTTGGAAGGGGCGGAGAGAAACAGCCATGCAGGGGCCTGGGGGTGGGTTGACCGTGGCAGAAAGATCGCAGATCATCCCGTGAAATCAATTATTTGTAACAGTATGTGACGGTATGAAGCGGGAGGCGGAGTGATGTTCCGGGAGGCTTTTAGGGTCAGGCCTGACCCCCACTATTCACAGGGTATGGACTACATCGCTGCCGCTAGGGCCGCTTGGCAGGCATGGGCAGGCGAGATTGATCGCCAACGCGCTGGTCGTGATCGCTCCCGCCGGCGTGTGGCCCGGATCCGATCGCACAGCGATCGTGAGCTGCAAAAGTTTGCAGCCTGCGGCCAGGCCTGGGCCATTGCTGAGCTGCAACGCCGCGGTCTTGGAGCCACACATGTCTGATCTGCAGCACCACCCCGGCCTCAGCAACGAGGACTACCACCGGCTCAAGGCGGTCAGTCCCAGCCAGATCAAGGTGCTCGGGCGCAGCCCGCTGCACTACTTCGACCAGTTCCTGGCGGAGGACCGCGAGAAGCGTGAGCCGACGCCAGCGATGCTGATGGGCACCGCGCTGCACACGGCGGTGCTTGAGCCGGAGCTGTGGGACAGCACGATCGCTGTACCGCCGCAGTCGTTCGATCGCCGCAGCAAAGCCGGCCGCGAGCTGGCCGCCGAGTTCGAGCGCGAGAGCGCCGGGAAGGTCGTGCTCAGCCCCGAGGATGCCGACCAGGTGCGGCGGATGGCGGATGCTGTGCGCAGCCACCCGGCTGCCGGCTTCCTGCTGGAGCTGCCGGGCCGCCGCGAGGCGTCCTACACCTGGAAGGATCCAGCGACAGGGCTGGAGTGCAAGACGCGGCCGGATTGGCACAGCGAGGATCGGCGCATCGTCGTGGACGTCAAGACCACGCGCGACGCCAGCCGGGCTGAGTTCGCCAAGAGCATCGCCAACCTGGACTACCACGTCCAGGCGGCATGGAACCTGGATGCCCAGGGCGGGGATCAGTTCCTGACGCTGGCGGTGGAGAACGTGCGGCCCTATGCCGTGGCGGTCTACCCCGCGAGCGTGGCGATGCTGGACGCCGGCCGGCGGCGGATTGATGCCGCGATGACCCGCCTGGCGGAGTGCTGGCGGACGGGCGAATGGCCCGGCTACGGCGACTTCATCCAGGAGCCGATCGACCTGCCCGGGTGGAACCGGGACTGACCCCTTCGCAACGATCCATCATGTTCACATTAGAGCAAATCACTTTTTTGGAAGAGTTGATTGATCAGCGGATTGCTAGATCAAAGCGCTCTTTCTGCAACAC